CCATGTTCGCCATGCTGGAACACCACAAACCGGCCAAGGACATTTACGACGACGGGCGGCTGTTTCTGGACTTCTCGGAGCAGACAGCTTCCCTGAATGGTAAACCCCTGAACCTATCCCCGATGGAGTACAAAATGCTGAACCTATTCCGTAAAAATCCTCGGCAAGTACTAACCCGTGGACAGCTTTTGGAAAAGCTATGGGATATAGACGAGAAGTTTGTGGATGAACATACCCTAACAACCTCTATCAGCCGGATTCGCAGCAAAATCGAATCTGACGGCGGTGCGCCCTACATCAAGACTGTTTACGGTATGGGATATCAATGGACGGGAGGCGATGTAAAATGAAGTTTAAGAACCTCTCGGTAAAGCAGCTATTTAGTTGGATTATGGTGGGACAGGCAGTTTCAATAATAGTCATTACTCTGACCATATTCATTTTTACGAAACAAACATCTGTATTGCTGGCTGGAATATTGTTGTTGCTATGTACATTTATATGGTTTGTGGTTTGCGCACAAATACTTGCAAAAAGATTGGTATCCTTTACCTCTGATTTGTGCAGAACAATCGACAGCATGATTAGTGGAAATGAAGAACCGATGCTATTAGAAGAACAGGAAACTCAGTTTGCTCGCATTAGCCATCGGTTGTCCCGATTGTATCAAATCATGCAGGAGAACCGTCGTCGGGTGGATGAGGAACGGCGGGAATTACAGACCCTTGTATCGGATATTTCCCATCAGGTAAAAACTCCGGTCAGCAATCTAAAAATGGCGACGGATACCTTGCTGGAAAAGCCTATGGCCGAAGCGGAGCGCACCGACTTTATCCGGGGAATCCGCAGCCAGACGGATAAGCTGGACTTTCTCTTTCAGGCTCTTGTGAAAACTTCCCGTCTGGAAACGGGCGTGATCCAGTTGGATAAGGAAACGGGCCGCCTTTTTGATACTGTGGCACAAGCCATGAGCGGGATCGTGTATGCAGCGGAGAAAAAGGAAATCTCCGTGACCGTGGACTGTCCGGAAGATTTAACCGTCTCCCATGACAGCAAGTGGACATCGGAAGCCCTCTTTAACCTGCTGGACAATGCGGTGAAGTACACCTCGGCAGGCGGGAAAATCGCTGTGTCGGTGGTGCTGTGGGAAATGTATGTGGAGATCAAAGTGACCGACACCGGAAAGGGCATTTCCGAAAGCAATCAGGCTGCCATCTTTCGGCGCTTCTATCGAGAGGAAGAAGTACACGAACAGCAGGGCGTGGGCATTGGCCTGTATCTGGCCCGTGAAATCGTAACACGGCAGGGCGGTTATATCAAAGTGGTTTCGGAGCTGGGCAAGGGTTCGGCATTTTCCATTATGCTGCCTACAAAATAGAACGCGGCGGACGGTCATTTCTGGCTGCCCGCCGTAAATTTTTTTGAAATGTCCGAGCGTTGTAACATTTCACCCCGATTTTCAATGAAATTTTTTGGCCGCTGTAACATTTCGCGGACATTTGTGGTTTATAATGACATTATCAATACAAAGGAAGCCTTGAAAGGAGTTTTGAATATGAGCGTTTTACAGACGATTGACCTGAAAAAGTATTACGGTGCAGAGCCGAATATTACTCGTGCCCTTGATGGAGTTAATATTTCTGTGGAGGATGGAGAGTTTGTGGCTATTGTTGGAACTTCCGGCAGTGGCAAGTCCACCCTTCTTCACATGATGGGCGGACTGGATACCCCTACCAGTGGAACTATAATTGTCAGGGGTGAAGAACTGGCAAAGAAGAACGACGAGCAGCTTACCATCTTCCGACGCCGAAATATAGGTTTTATTTTTCAAAATTATAATCTTGTTCCAATGCTGAATGTCTATGAAAATATCGTTTTACCTGTGGAATTGGATGGAGATATTGTAGATCAGAAGTTTATGGATAATGTTGTAATGATGCTGGGGTTGGAAGATAAACTGAATAATATGCCGAACAATCTTTCCGGCGGCCAGCAGCAGCGTGTAGCAATCGCCCGCGCATTGATTACAAAACCAGCTATCGTACTGGCCGACGAGCCTACAGGCAACCTTGACAGTAAAACAAGCAGTGATGTCATTGGCTTACTCAAACGAACCAGTGTGGAATTTCATCAAACGATCGTTATGATTACTCATAATGATGATATTGCCCGTCTTGCAGACCGCATCATACGGATTGAGGACGGAAAAATAACCGGAGGTATGGAACTATGATTTGGCCTTTTGAAAATGATACCAGTGCTATAATCAAAAATATGGCACAAAAAAGTATAGCTTTTGATAAGAAGAAAAATTTGTTCTGTATTTCTGCGATTGTTGTTGCCGTTGCAATGATTATGATGTCTTTGCTGACAGTTCAAAATATTATTCATCAGAACCAAAATGAGGTTTCAGGATTACATCAGGGAATTTTCTTTGATATTACGCAAAAAGACAAAGAAAATTTGTCGTCTGAAGAAGGCGTTCAAAGTATAGGTCTTTCTTGTAACATTAAAACAGTTGAACAAAATTCCAAAGAGTTGTCATTGATTTACTATGATGACACGATGTTCAATTTAATACCAGATTTTGAGGGAAAATATCCAGAACAATCAAACGAAATTGCGGTTACAGATGCCTTTTTTGAAGGTGAAAATGTCCCTGCCAAAATCAATACTACAATCCAGTTAAATTTAGACGGGACCGTAAAAAAATATACGATTGTTGGCATATATCATGACCAAGATGCTTCTGCTTACCCTGTTTTTGTTTCTTTCGCAAAATGCCAGGAGTTAAGGGGAAATGATTTACTGAATGGATATGTGTGGCTTGAGAATGCCGATACCTTTACCAAAGACGAAGCAGAGGAACTATTATCCCAAATTTCGGAAAACACAGGGTTAAAAGATTGGACAGTCAGCAGCTATTATGATTATGTCAACGCGGGGCTTTCGGTTAGTAATTATGCGGCATATATTGTGCTTGCAGGAATTCTTTTTTTAGCTGCTGCACTTGTAATTTACAGTATTTTTTACATTTCGGTTGGTCAAAAGGTTGCTGAGTTCGGACAATTACGAACCATAGGAGCAAGTAAAAAGCAGATTTATAAAATAGTGCTTAAACAAGGCTATATTCTTGTTTCTCCGGGCATTTTAATTGGTAGCATAGTGGGAACGATTATCAGCTATTGCTTGCAATCAAAAGGATGGTCTGTATTTGCCTTTGCTGTTTCTTTGTGTGGAGCAAGCCTTTTTGGAATACTTCTTGTATATATCAGTGTTCGTAAGCCAGCAAGAATTGCTGCCAATGTATCTCCGATAGCCGCCTTGAAAAATCAGGTAGAAACGATCAATTATCGTAGTCATAAAAGACATCGTATTACACCTGCATATTTAGCTAAAATCAGCTTTTTTAGGAATCGCAAAAAATCAGTATTGACGATACTTTCAATGGGGCTATGCGGAATTATTTTCTTTTTTGCAGCGAGTTATCAAAGTTCTTTTAATGCAGAAAGTATGGCTCGTTACTGGGATATACGACATGGGGATTTCAAAATCAGTGTAGATTTAGAAAATGATAGTGAGAATTTAGATGCAGTATTACGCAAAGAATATTTTTCTGATTTAAATAGAAACATTGCTACTATGGATGGTGTTCGTAATGTGTTTACCTACGCTACATTACCAGCTGAATTTTCAACAAGCAATGATGTTGCTGATGAAACCTTGTTGATGGGATACAATGAAAAAGATATGGATTCCTTAACCACAGCTATTGTGTCGGGGAATATAACAGAAAACACGGAGTTAATTGTAAGTGATCCTGATCGTGTCTATGATGTTTACCATTGGAAACCTCAAATTGGGAATACTGTGACCTTTAATTTCAAAAATAATAGTGGTAAAACAATAACAAAAACATTCAAAATTGGTGCAATCACCTCCAGTAATGATGGAATGGGTGGCTATATTTTTAGGATGCCCGAAAAAATGATGCATGAACTTGTTGGTTACGATTGCACTTATGCGATAGAAGTACAGACTGAGCCTGAAAGCATACAGGAAGCGGAGAATAAAATTCGTTCTTTAATTGCTGGGAACGATGAAGTTAGCTTACAGACCCTTCAAGATTTTACAAAAGAACATCAAGAAGATAACCAAGCAGGTTTTACCTTAGCCTATATCATTTCGGCTATTCTATGGGTGTTTGCAGTAATCAATCAAATTAATCTCACTGTTACAAACCTATTATCGCAGAAACAAGAAATGGGAACCCTAAAATCTATTGGTATGACAAACAAACAGTTAGAACAGTCTTTTATGATAGAAGGGCTTTTCAATACTGGAATTTCACTTTTCATGACTATTATTATTGGAATACCTGGAGGATATATGATCGGTACTTTTCTTGAAAAAGCAGGAATGTCTACAGGATTTGTATTTCCAACCAGAGCCTTTTTACTATTTGTTACTGTAATGTTACTACTCGAAGTTTTGATGACTATATTACTTATTCACTCGTGGAAGAAGCAGTCCGTCATTGAAATAATGAGAAATTGATTATAGTAGTCTGCAATAAAGTGTATCAGAATATTGAATAACATTCTGCCGGGCGACGGCAAAAGAAAAAAAGCCGTCGTACAGCAGACACATTTTCACGCGCCTATGAAGCGGCGGCTTTGATTTTCAGAGCCGCCGTTTCTTTTCGTCTATCCTAAACCAACGACGACCTAACACCGTGTAAATCCACGGCGGCATATAGGAGGATT